AAGACAAAGCCAAATCATGCTTATCTTCATCAGCCATGTTTGATCGAAGAGCAGGAATGACACCAGGATCATCAGGTAGATCCCGCTCTAAGCCTTGGGAAAGCATTTCTTTTACTGGCAATTCAAGAGTGCGAAGGGCTAGTGCCCTATAAATTGCATCTTCAGAGCCTGCTTTAAATTTTCCTTTTTCACCGGCAACAGGGGTCCATGTCCTCTTACGGGACATCACTTTCAAATAGTTAGACATTTATTCAGCACAAGATGAACATAATTGGTCTTCTGCGCTGTCAAATCCAAAGAGGTCCGCATAGTCGTCACCTTCTAATAGAGAGGCGGCATCGTCTTTGCGGAGTGTGTCGGGTTGGACCTGAAGCGCGTAATAAAGGGAGGTCTGAGGAGACTCAAACCAATCTTCAATAAAGGCTTGGTCGTAGGTCACGACGTCACTCCATGAATTAAATGAATAGCCGTGGAATAATCCAGTATCGGCAAAGGTACGGCAGATCTCGTCTGCAACTAACTTATATGTATCCCATCCTACTCCTGAGGCCGTTTCCACCGGGCCGTAATCAAAAGATTCCACACCAAACGTGCCAGAATCTCTGTCGACATGCCTACTAATAGGAGGAGCAATCTCAGGTGCTGTTGTATATCCTTCGAGATCTTTATAACGGTATGAGCAGCTAGCTGTAGGTGCAATACAAAATGCCCTATCCATCTTGGCTTCTCTTGCAATGTTGGCTGCCCCAGCAACGGCTCGTACCCACTCTCGGGCCAAGATAATTGCAGGAGTGTGCTCAAGATCTTGTCCGTCATTGACTGCTTTGAGTGCTTCACCAAATGCTGCATACGAGACTCCATGAATGCGAAGAAAGTTAGCAAGTCCGAGTACACCGAGACCAACCTGTCGATCTTTCCAGGAGGGCAAGTATTCACCCGTATCACCCACCCCTGTTTGTCCATGGAGAGCGACCAGTTGTCGCATACCTTCGGTAAAAGCTGGGTATAAATCTTCCACATCACAGGCCCCCAGTGACACGTGTTGAAGCAAACAAGTGCCCCTTGAATGTAATCGGACTTCAAGGCATACGTTTCCAAAAATACGCTGACCTTGTTGGTCGTATGCGACTTTGTTAAGCCAGATATCACCAGCCTGGATGGCTTTAAGTATTTTCTTTTGAAGGGGTTCTGTAAGTTCATCCCACCACTCACGGGTTACATCAATGCACTTCTTTACCCAAGGGAGATCTCGACGTGTTGCGTCTACAAACTCTTCTAGGTCGGCATGATTTGCGTCAAGATGAATCACACATGCGCCCCCTTTATATGTACCACCTCGTCGAATAACCTCATTAAGAACTGAATAGATTCGGGCGAATGATACAGGGCCGCTAGCCACAAGGCCCGCTTCATTTTTTGATCCTGCGGGACGTAACTTAGAAAGGTGAACAGCGACTCCGGCCGCATTCCGAAGTGCGTGAGACACAAATCGGAAAGATGCGTCGAGTCCGTTGCCAGTTTGGTCGAATGTGTCATCTACAACAAATACAGTACAACTAACTGGTAATTTTTTTTCTGGATTGTCGAGCCAACTTTGCACTCGACCGGTGCGGGCAATAAAACGATCAGTCATTAAACGAGGTCAATAAGGGTGGGTTTTTTGTAGTTTGGGCCTTTAATTACCTTTCCGTCTTCTCGTTTGATCGGCTTGAGATCATCATCGAGTTTGGATAGGTTGGATTGATGCACACGGGTCAAGGCCTCATCCAGATCCCAGCCTGCGGTAGCGGAATACTGGTAAGCCACATACACCAAATCAGCCAATTCTTTTAGACAAGCTTCTCTGGATCTTTCGTTCTGTAAATATTCAAGAGATTCGCAATGGGATTCGAGAAACTCCTCGTATTCCTCAGAGATCAAACGCTGCTGCATTACCAAGGTAGAGGGACCGAAGTGATTGATCGGTTGTCCCATCAATTTCCGAAAGGTCACTGCTTCTTTCTGGTGTTCGTACATCTTTTAGTGCTCGGTTTAGGTATGCGATGGCTTTGCGAAGGTCATCTTCGCGGGATTCTCCTGGCTTGGCACCAGCACGACACACGTACTTGATCACATTTCCTAAGAGATAATCCATGTCTTGGTCAACAATGAAGTCCCAGACCTCAATCTTTCCAAGTTGGTAATGGTCAGGGCTGTGCTTCGACATTTGGTGTAATGAGGATTGGCGTTTGCTTTTCGGTGTCCCAGTCATCCGTCTGGAGGATCCGGGCTAGGCGGAGATTGCGGAGGGCATCTTCATAAGTAAGGCCCACACTTTCAAAGGCTTCGACAACAGCGGGCCAGTAATCGCCCTTAGCTTTGTCGAGGATGATGCCAGCACGCTTCGGGCCGACAGTCGGGCATCCGGCATAGCCGTCAGTGCTGTCGCCGGTCAATGCCTGCTCGTAGAGTTTGCGCTCAGCATCTGCTGGGTCAACGGTCCACTCTTCTTTAAGGTTATAAAGGCGACATGGGATCTGTTGAAGATCCTTGTCTGGGGAGATAAGAACAAAGTTGGTGAACTCACCAGATGTAGCAGCAATACCTAAAGCATCATCAGCTTCTAAATTTGGGATAATGATTGATGGATAAGTTTCCATCCCCCAGTTCTTAAGCTTCAGATAACCACAAGGCTTCCTTTTTGTTCTGTTTCCTTTGTAGCTTGGGTCAATCTGTTTCCTAAAATTTTTAGTGTCAGTGAAATAAAGAGTTAGATCATCAGAGTCAAACCTTGTTGTCAGCTTATTTATCTCCTGCTTGACAATCTGTTTACCTCGTTTGAAGTCACCAACAATGACAGTCAGATCAGGGTTGTACTCCTGTTCCTCTTCTGCCGCTGATGCTGCTCGATACCAGAAAAAGTCTGCATCGATTAAAAGCTTAGTCTGCATTGGTTGGTTGAGTGGAAGTGGTTTTGTAATAGCGGTTGTCATTGGCCCAAAAGTCTTCCCATCCCTTAGGAATGCGGCCTTGAACCCAGCTCACCTCCCAATCAGCGATATCCCCCTTAGGGGTTACTGCTACTGGATAAACCGGTTTCTTAACCATGAAGGCGTTGGCACATTTCCAGCTCCCCTGGCTCCAGGTACGACACTTGACGTCGACCTGTAATTGACCAAGTTCTGGGTGGATGATGACAATATCAGTCGGCCCAGTGCAACCGACATTTTGAAAGACTTCGCAGCCTTTCCAGTGGGATAACAACTTGACGTACTGCTCGGCTATGTCTCCAAGTCGGTTAGGGCTAATGACAGTCGGCCCAGGAATTTCCGATCTTATATTCAGAGTCGAGAGCGCATCGGAAACAAAATTGGTGTTGAACATCTTTCATTGCGTAAGTGGTGATTTCGCCAGCCTGCTTTGCTTGGCTAGGTGCAACGGATAGCTGAACCTCGTCGTGGATAAAACCCAAAGGGGTGTAATCGATGCCCGCTTCCTGGAGCATCTCGTTAATTCGTAATAAATAAGCCTTGCACAAAACCGCGCCCATTGACTGAAGGCAGTAATTTAGAGCTGCATGGCGTTTACCTTGAAGCCGTATAGGACGACCATCAAGACCTTTAAGTACATCAGTCTCAGCTCTACTTTGGATTGCTTTGTTTAACTCAGCAAATCCATCTAGGCCGTCCATAATACGTTTACGGATCTCTTTTCCTTTGGCTGTAGCTTTACTCTTTGATGCTCCGGCAACAGTGCCAATCTTGTTATCACCACCGCCATAAATCATCGAATAAGTTACACCCTTCGATGTAGATCTGTCGGTTCCGTAGATACTGGCTAGCTTACTGTGGATGTCGCCTTCAACAACTTCTTTGGCAAACTTGCCCCCATCAAAGGGGTGCAATATATGCCCTAAGCATCGAAGTTCGAGGCCAGAAGCATCACATCCGACCTGTACTCTGCCCTTACCTGGGTAGAATAATTCACGATAATCATGGGCAGACGGGGTCTGCGCTAAATTTGGCCCAACATGGCAATTTCTGCCGGTATTTGTGTTAAGGAAGCAGGAATGATGAATCTTACCTTTCCTCTCTTTCTTCAGCCAAGCATTCTTGCCGTCTGACAATTGGCCTAGGTGTTTCTGAAGTTCAAGAATACGGGCAAACTTAAGAGCTTCTTCCGTACCGACTTCACGGAGGACCGTATCGTCAATCTTGGCTCTACCTGATGCTGTCCTTTCTGTTG